AAGAAGAGGTAATGTTAAGTGGTTTTGCTAACGCTTCTGTTAAACCTGAAGGTTCTGCAGTTACATTTGATAACGCGCAGGAAACCTACACATCAAGATATCAACACGAGACTGTTGCATTAGCTTTTGCAATTACTGAAGAAGCTATTGAGGACAACTTGTATGATAGATTGTCAAGCAGATATACAAAAGCATTAGCACGTTCAATGGCTAACACCAAACAGGTGAAAGCTGCTAACGTACTTAACAGAGCTTTCAATTCTAGCTTTACAGGTGGTGATGGTAAGGAGCTTTGCGCTACTGACCACCCAACTATTTTTGGAACAGTAAAGAACGAATTGTCAACTGCTGCTGACCTTTCTGAAACATCTATTGAGCAAGCGTTAATTGATATTAATGCTTTCACAGATGAAAGAGGATTGAAGATTGCTGCAAGAGGTATGAAGTTAATCATCCCTTCAGATCTTCAGTTCACTGCACAGAGAATCATGAACTCTGACAACAGAGTTGGAACAGCAGACAACGACATCAATGCTATAAAGAGCATGGGTATGATCCCACAAGGTTATGTAGTGAACAACTACTTAACTGATACAGATGCTTTCTTTATCATTACTGACGTTCCTAACGGTCTGAAATACTTTGAAAGATCACCTATCAAGACATCTATGGAAGGTGACTTTGATACCGGTAACGTAAGATACAAAGCAAGAGAGAGATATTCTTTCGGCTTCTCTGACTTCAGAGGTATCTTTGGTTCACCAGGTGCATAAGAAGTAGTTTCATAAACACTTTTAAAAGGGGCCTTATGGCCCCTTTTTTTATGGGAAAGATACTTGACTTTATGGGAAATTCATGTACAAAATAAAAGCGGATAATATAGACAAGGAGTTATATTATGACCGTCATATCACAGTCTCTAATCGCTGAGAAAATCAAGTTAGAATCTCAGTGGAATTCTCAATACTTAAATGCAGGTGAGGAAACTCTTGAGATGAAATCTATTCAAGAAAAACTTAAAAGAGTTGTTGCAAAATTGAGATGGAGAGACTTAAAACAATATGAGAGTCCTTTATTCTTTCAAGAGTAAAAACTTGCTCTCTTTATAAAATTCACTATACTAGGCCTCCTAGGGAAAAAACAACATACAGACTGACCTAGCAGACGCACGTAGAGACTGTATGTATTTTTACTACGGAGGTAAAACATGGGAACAACCACATTTCAAGGTCCAGTCGTATCTAAAAAAGGTTTTTTTAATACAGGACCAGGTAATGTTGTAGACGCTGATTCTAGTGTCTCTTTAACAGTTGCTGATCACGCAGGTAGAATCGTACACAACGATGCTGCAGGTGCAGTGACTTACACATTACCAGCTACAAACGCAAATTCTGATTCTGCAGTTGCAGGACCAGGAGCAGACTTTAACAACCTAAACAACGTCGGTGCTACTATTGAGATTTTTTCATCAATAACAAAAACAGGCGACTTAGTTGTACAAGTTGCAAACGCAACTGACGTAATGGTCGGAAGTGCCGTCTTCATTGATGACTCATCTGACAACGTCGTTGGTTTTGAAACAGCTTCAACATCTGATACTATCACTCTAAACGGTAGTACAAAAGGTGGTGTCACTTTTTCAAAAATCGTATGTACAGTTCTTGCTTCTGGTAAATGGAAAGTTGATGTGATTTCAGGATGTACTGGAACACCAGCAACACCATTTAGTGCTGCAGTAAGTTAATGATTAATTAGGAGCCCTCCTAGAGGGCTCCTACAAAGGAGATTAAAATGGCAAGTAAAGGCGACGTAAAAGCGGTCAGAGTTACAGCAACTGGAGCAGTTTTCGCAGGTCGAACTAGACTTAGAGGTATAATTTTAGCATCTGATGGTGGTGGAGCAGGAACAATTATCTTGCAAGACAACTCAGATAGCACAAGTTTATTTCAAGCTGATGTTCCTAACGGTGATGTATTTTCTATAAATATCCCTGAAGACGGAATATTGTTTCCAGGCGGAATGAAAGTTTCTACAATCACAAACATAGACGCGGCTACTTTATTGATTGATAAGTAAGGTTGAAGAATGGCTACATCAGGCACTACAGCTTTTGACCTAGACATTGATGAAATAATTCAAGAAGCATACGAGCGATGTGGAATGACAGCTCGAACTGGTTATGGTTTAAAAAGTGCTAGACGCTCTCTAAATATATTGTTTTCTGAGTGGAGCAATAGAGGTCTTCACTTATGGAAAGTAGATTTAGCTTCTGTTCCTTTAGTAGAGGGACAGGCAGAGTATAATGCAACAAGTGATAGCACTAATTTTCCAGGCAACATCAATGAAATACTAGAGGCTTATGTTAGAGATAATTCAACAACAACAGCTCCGGTAGATACACCAATAACAAAAATTGATAGGTCTGCATATTCATCAATTGCAAATAAATTATCTAAAGGCACACCTAGTCAGTATTATGTAGATAGAACTAAATCACCTAGTATTTTTTTATATCAAACACCTAGCAGTAGTTTTTCTGGATCAAGCTTTCTATTAAAATTTTATTATCTAAAAAGAATTGAAGACGCAGGCGGATACACTAATCAAACAGATGTAGTTTATCGCTTTATTCCATGTATGTGTGCAGGTTTGGCTTACTATCTAAGTTTAAAAATAGCGCCTGATAGATCACAAAATTTAAAATTATTATATGAAGATGAGTTGGGTAGGGCCCTTACAGAGGACAGTTCTTCTACTAGCACTTATCTAACACCGAAGGTATACTATCCAGGAACATGAGTAGTTTTGCAAGAGGTAAATACGCTAAGGCCATATCAGATAGAAGTGGTATGGAGTTTCCATATAATGAAATGGTAAAAGAATGGAATGGTTCTTTGGTGCACGTTTCTGAGTTTGAGGCTAAACAACCACAGCTAGAACTACAAGTTCATGGCGCAGACGCAGAGGCTTTACAAAATATAAGATCAGATAGAACAGAACCTAGTGTTCCTGTTTTATTAAGTATTGATTCTTTTGAAACAGGTAGTGCAAGCTCTTCTACAATAACTGTAACAGAGGTTAATCACGGAAGATCAACTAGCGATACAGTTCGTTTTAGAAATGCTACAACTTTTGATGGCATCACCGCAGACAATATTAATAAAGCTGCAGGGTATTCTATTACTAAAGTTGATGATGACACATACACTTTTAGTGTGGACACTGATACAGCAACAGCAGGTAATGTAAAAGGAGGCGGAGAGATTGCTTCGGCAGGACCCGTAACGATAACACCATGACAATGACTTTTAGTGAATTAAAAACAAATATTAGAAATTACGCAGAAACAGACAGTGGTGTTTTAACAGATGCTGTCTTAACTGTCATAGTTAAGAATGTAGAAAACAGAATTTTTAGAGCCGTAGATTCTGATGATACAAAATTTTACGCAAACTCAGACTTAACAATAGGCAATAGATTTGTGACTGTTCCGTCCGATACTAGAATTATTAGATACGTTCAGTTGACAAATCCTACAACCTCTGATCAATTTTTCTTAGAACAAGTTGATACATCTTTTTTAGCAGAGTATTTTCCGGACCCAGATAACTCTAGTGACTATGCAACTCCTAGATATTATGCTCATTGGGATTCTGACAACTGGGTTGTAGCTCCTACTCCAGATGCAGCTTATGCCATAACACTAGCTTATATAAAACAGCCAGATACAATAACCACATCTGACTCTAGCTCCACTTACATATCTAATAATTTTCAAGACTTATTAATTTATGGGTGCATGGTAGAAACCCTAAAATACTTGAAAGGGCCAGATAATATGATACAAATTTATGAGGCCTCTTATCAAGAGGGACTTCAAACGTTTGCGGCAGAACAACAAGGCCGAAGACGCAGAGACGAATACACTAGTGGTGCAATTCGTCTAGACTTACAATCACCACAACCGAAAATGAAATAAGGAGACGATAAATGGCTAACATAATACCAGATGCATTCAAATCAGAACTCTTATCTGGCACACATAATTTTGCCAACGGTGGCAATACTTTTAAAATAGCTTTATTTACAGACATCTCTGGATATTCCACATCAAGCACTACATATTCTACCACTAATGAAGTTTCTTCTTCAGGTACTAATTATTCTGCTGGTGGAAATGCATTAGATAGTCAAGCTGTTTCAGTTGCAAGTAACACAGCTCTCGTTGATTTTGCAGATGAAGTTTTTTCATCAGTAACTTTATCAGCAGTAGGCGCTGTTATTTATAACGATACAAACAGTGATAAGCTTGTAGTTGTGCTAGATTTTGGAGGGACAAAAACTGCTACTAACGGAGACTTTACTATTCAGTTCCCTGCAGCAGGTGCATCAACAGCTATAATAAGAATCGCATAATAGGTCATGGCTTTAGTTTTAAACGACAGAGTTAAAGAAACCACCACTACGACCGGTACAGGTACGATCAGTTTAGGTGGTGCTCAAACTAATTTTGAGACTTTTGTAGCAGGTGTAGGAAACAGTAATACTACTTACTACGCAATTGTTCACAGAAGCAACGCAGAGTTTGAAGTTGGTTTAGGCACTATAACAGACGCGTCACCTGATACTCTAGCTAGAACTACAATTATATCTAGCTCTAATAGTGATAGTGCTGTTAACTTTAGTGCTGGGACAAAGGATGTTTTTTGTACACTTCCTGCTAGTAAGGCAGTGCATGAAGATGGCAGCTCTGACGTAACTCTACCCAATGACTTAATCTTAGGGTCCGACTCAGCAGTTTTAAAATTTGGTGCTGACTCAGACACAACTTTAACACACACAGACGGCACAGGTCTAACCTTAAACAGCACAAACAAATTACTTTTTAGAGACTCAGCATTAGGTATTAACTCTTCTGCAGACGGTCAATTAGATTTATTTGCAGATACAGAAATACAATTAGCAGCCACTACAGTAGATCTTAATGGTGACTTAGATGTTTCTGGAGATATAACAATTGGAGATGACCTCACAGTCAACGGTGGTGTTATAGATTTCAAATCAAATAGTGGCTCACCAGCTTCTCTTAAAATGTATTGTGAGTCATCAAACGCTCACTTTCAAACATTACAACCACAACCACACTCAGCTAGTGCTAGTAACACATTAAGATTAC